ACTTCACTACCGTCAATTTTGACTTTAATGTTAGAAGGCGCATCTTGAACGGCATCCTCTACTTGGTCGTTATCTTCGTCCAACTCTGATACTTCTTCAGAATCATATTCTGTTTCGGTGTCATAGTCTTCTTCAAAATCGGTTTCCACTTCTTCAGCCTCAGCAGTTTCCTCTGTTATCTGAGTTTCTTCTTCAGTTGCTTCTACTTTTTCTTCTTCTATCGGAGCAATTATGCTCTCTATGGCAGATTCAATACTACCATCAATTTGGGTTTCAGTCGTTTCCACGGTGCTGTTCTCCTATTTTTTACGTTTACGTTTACTAATCTTATGGTCGTCAGTGACGCTTTCCATATAAGTAGTAATCGCTTCAATCGCACGTACTATGTCGTGCGCCCCATCACGTTCATCCGTTGTCGAATGAGCGTCCATGAATACGGCTACTTGCCTATCCATGACTTCAGAAATAACGTCTTTAAAAGTGTCGTCATTCATCAATGTCTTTATCTTAGCAGATTTTTCACCTAAGTTCATTAAAATCTACCACCTATTACAGCCTGAGCAGGATTCTGTTGAGGGTATCTAGGTGCGTTTTGCATCTGCTTAATTCTCTCAATATCAACTCTTGTACCGTGGTCGCCTAGTATCTTAGCAGTATCAACAACTAAGTCTTGGTCCATTTGGTCGCGTTTACGGTCATCGTCAGCAATAGCCTTCTGTGCCTCAATCTCTAGTTTAAGCATATCTGTCTGTGACTTGGCTTGTGCTTTAATAGTCTCTGCCTCTACGATAGCCTGTGCTTCAGGTGAGGTATCAGGTTGTTGTTGTGCTTGAGCCTGTTGTTGTTGAATTAACTGTTGTTCTTGTTCAGGTGTCATAGGGCTAAAGTATCTGTCAGCGTTTCTTACGCCTGACAATATCAACATATCTGCCATTGTATTACGCATCCCTGTCATAGTGACAAGTCCGTTACTTGGACCGTAAGCACTCCAAATCTGCATCTGAGTTTGTAATGCTTGATTAAGTGCAGCCTGTTTCATTTCTTCTTTACCTGTGCCTAAACCTACATTTACAGTCACATCCATAGATGTATTCCATGAACGAGGGTCAATCGGTACATATTGTCCACTCAGACGCATCATAGTCTCTTCACAAGAGTTTTCTACCATAAGTTTAAGGATTAACTTAAACAGACGTTTCATGCCACCCTCGGCAAGATTTCGAGCCATAACCTCAATCTGACCTGCTCCTGCTTGGGCGGTTAATTGTGCGGCTGTTGCTGTTGTATTCTGTAGAGCATTTGGGTCTAATCCCATACTTGCTTTAGTAACACCTGTCTTAACCTGAATCTCGTCATCTAAGTATTGCATCGCACCTAGAGTCTGACCTGCTACAAACGGAATAGCATTAACTTGAATAGCGCCTTGTGTCTTAACACGTCTAATAGAACCAATCTCATTGTTCATGATGTCGTCCATGTTTACTTGACCTTCAACAACGTCTATAGAAGGGTTGTTAGTCAAAGCAACATTATCCATCATGCCACGTAACATAGCAGTTGAGGAGTCTTGGTCGTTCATGATTAAATCAGCAATAGAGCGTCCGAAGAATGTATGTGGTTCAGGGTCAATCTCGAACACTGCGAAAGGAACATCTCCCCAAGGCTCGAAATCTAATAACTCTTGATTACCACCACCAAGGATAAATCGGTGCATGGTTGCCTGACCTGTTCCATAGACATCCATCTTCATGTAAGCCTCTGTTACTTCTACAAGTTTCATTGAAGGGTCTTGAGTTTGCTCTTCATCGTCATTTGAGTAACCTTTACGTTCAAACGCTTCTGCATCTGCGAATGTATCGTCTGTAGAGTTTCCTGATAATTCAGACACCACATCGAACTCGTAGCCCATTGCGACCAAGTCACCTACTCTCATTTCTGTTTTGTGGGCGACAATGTATGCGTCTTCAACACTCTTAGCGTTTCTATCAACATAAAACTCTTCAGGTGGTACACTTTCAATACACAATTTACCTGAGTCTTTCGTATGACTAATCTTTAATGTGTACTTAGGCATCTCTACTTCCATGCCAAACTCATCTGCTGACATTTCCATCTCAGTAGATTGTTCAATAACAGTTACATCGTCATCATTAACAATAACAGACATCTCTTCCTCTGTGAGGTTTGAGTATGTATGAATTGTAGCCTCTGAGTAGTCTTCCCAATATGTCTTCAAAATACCTACTTTCTTAACTAGGGCATCATGAATAGCATCGTTTAATAGGGTAAATCCGTTTAATTCGTTGAATCTGTAATGAGCAAACTTAGTCGCTGAAATTGCATTTAATACATCTTCTTGACCTGAAGGAACATACTCAACAGGACTTTCAGAAGATAAGAACACTCTCATTAGGCTTGGTTTGATAGCACGTACTGTATCACGTACTTTAGTTGCTACAATCTTAGAGCGACCATCTTCTTCACCAATGTCAGTCTCACCATCAAAATAACGCTGTGCTTTGATACGGTCTTCTGATATTTCACTCTCAACGAAGTCAATAGCGTCTCCAACAGCATCACTAACAATGCCTTGGATGTCGTCTTCGCTCATTTGCTTTAGTTCTGCCATTGTTTATTCCTATTGTTCGTCAGTTGAGTAACGCTGTGTTCCTACGCCTGTACCAGTCTGAACTGCTTTAGATTGTAACCCATTTTTAATAAGTGATGTTAAAAACGATGCTTGTGGCTTGGTCAAATTCTCACCTTTACGGACTTTCTCTAAATACTTTAATGCTGTATCTACACCTTTACCGTCTGAGCCTGTCTTAGTTAAAATCTCAAAAACCTCTTTAAATATCTCTTCTTTACGTTGTTGTAGGTAATCTTCTCCACTACCTGCAAAGAAATCTCTAATTTTTTGAATTGCTTTTACAGGTTGTGCTTCAAACAAAGAGCCTATCGGACCACGCTCAATCATCTTCTCAGCAGCCCCTATAATTTCTTGTCTTGATGCTGTCTGTGAGCCTGTTCGTGTTGCCGCCTGAAGTTCGATTACTGACCTTGCTTGGTCTAGTCTCTTATACATAGCGTCTGCTGTTTTCTTTCCTAGAATCTGCTCCATCTTGACTCTTACACTTCTTGAAGACATATCGGTTACTATTTTCATAGCCTCTGCAATCTCTTCTGAACGACCTGTAGTAGATGCCCTCTTAGCGTTAGACATTACATTCTCAATCTGCTCACGTAAGCCTTGCTGTAACCCTTTTATCTCTTCCTTACTTGCAGTACGCATGAATATCTTAACTTCGTCTGCTGTTGTCTTATTGCTCAACATCTTCTGACCAAGCAAAATTGCTTTTTGGGTTAGAATTTTCCCTTGTCCTTGTGCTAAGGCATCAGCATAATATGGGTTAATTGCTTTAAGATTATCTCTAATTGAGTTTCTAGCCGACTGTGCAACCATTACATCAATATCTAAAAGATTCTTAGTAATAGGGTCTGTTCCACCTTCTACTACTTTATCAAGTTGTCTCTTTAATAAATCCAAAGCCTCGGTATTAGGCAATTCATCAAACACCAAATTACCATTTCTATCTACGCCTTTGTATTTAATCCTTACTTTTTTGCCTTGCATGGCAAACAGTTTATTAACTTTGTCTATTGTAGTTTTATCCAATAACCTCAAAGTTCTGATTATTTCTTGTCCTTGCGGTGTATTGTAATCAACAGGAAATTCTTTTGCCTTAGCATAAGCATCGCCACGAGCAGTCTTCGTAGAATCTGCAACCGACTCAAGGATGGTCTTTGTTCCTTGTGGCTGAGTTCCTAAAGTTTTGTCTAAGTCAGATGATAGTTTAGTTGCTGTATCTTGTACTCTATCGCTTACCGTTTTCTGAACTTGACCACCTAGACTAGGTGAAACTGTACCTGCTGCGTCTAATAGGTTAGCAAACGCCTTATTAGCATCAGCAATCATACGTGAGTCACCTGAACGTGTTACTTTCTCTAACATCTCGGCAATAGTTGAACCACTATCAAAAGCGTCTTTAATCATTCTCGCAGACTCAATAGATATTCCAAACTCAGCAGCAATAGCGCCTATCTTAGCCTTATCTACTTTAAACCTATTTATTAGACCGCCAATTACAGGAAATGCTGTTGCAATAGGAAGAGTAATAAGTGCGTTTAGTCCGCCTGTCTCAAGAGCGTTTACTGTTCTTTCATCAGTAGTATCTCCCTCACCTGCTCCATAAATCAACCCTTCTAGACCTGCCCCTAATGTTGTGCCACCAATATTTGTTGCTGTTTTTCCTAGTTTAGGTAGTTTGTCATACCAAGTCTTAATAGCGTCCATGCCTGTCTTAACGCTCTTTCCTACAGTAGGTATCTTTTGTGCAATATTTGGAATGCCACCTAAAAGGTAGCCACTTGAGGCAAGACCTGCTATTTGAGCAGGGTATGCTCTCTTAGGGAACTCGTCTTCATACGCTTGTCTTACTTTTTCGTATTTAAACTTTTCAGCAGGGTCGTCTGTTAATACTTCATCAGACCATGAGCCACCACCTAAACCCCCTCTAAAGAATTGTTGTGCCAATAATCCTGATTCAGGCATCGTTGATAGAATGTCTTTGTTAATTCTTGATACTGCCTGACCGCTTGGGTCTGAAGGCTCACCCTTTCTAGCGGAATCTATAATGCCTTTTATCTCATCTTGGTCTGCGCTTGTGTAGTTCTTATCTACATAATAAAGCGTACTTGTCTTTATATCTCTAAGAATCCTACCATTATTAGGCAAACCATCAAGAATTAACTCCATCTCTGATTCTATAGTGTCTTGTTCTGCCTTCCATGTAGAGCCACTCATAATGAACTCTTCAGGTGTTGGAGAGACCTTTGGAGAGACCTTTGTTGATTTTATTATAGGTGGTTGTATTGTTGGTGAACCATCACCGACACCGAATATAAAATCATCTACATTCTGACCCATTACTTGAACCCCATGCGTTTTTTATATTGATTTGACCATAATTTTAATCTTTCTATTGCGCTTAAATCAGACATATTAACCTCTTTGCCATCTAAGTTTAATGTAATTTTAGAGTTAAAGAACTCGTTAAATGTCATCCAAGTACCATCGTTTTTTTCCATAGCGCCTGGTGTCATTAATGCAAGTTGGTCAATCTCTCTGATTGTTGCTATTGCTGCTTTAGCATCACTAATACGAATATCTGCTGACATAGTAGAGAAGATTGTTTGTTGCAATGAAATTGACTTAGAGTAGTTCATCAGCGCTTTATTAGCCTCTGTTGAAGTTCCTAGTCCAGGTATATATGTTCCTGCAAACTTAGCATCGAAATCTGTTTGTGGACCTTTGTTTTGTCTTAACTCTTCAGCAACCATTCGGTTTTTAATAGCCTCAACGTATTGACCATCAGACATCTTATTCTCATCAATTAAATGACCTAATCCATACTTAGATGCCAACACTCTTATTTTCTGCTTAGTCTCCGCATCAGGACCAGTCTCGCCAAAGTTAGTTATTGCTGTATTTAACTCGTTTAAAGCATTTAGAGAACTTCTAGCCAAATCGCCACGCTCTCTGTGAGTCGATTGCATATTCGCAACGTCTTTCATAATTACTTTGTGATATTCACCTTCTCCCATGTTGATATTAACACCACCGCTTTCACGTTTAAACGCTTCTTTTAATGCGTCTGTTCCTAGCATTCCACCATTAGCAACTAAATCAGCCAAAGATATTAGCCTTGCTTTTTCTGTTTCTGTGATGTTAGGGTTTTCAGCCATCTTGCGTAGTGTTGCTACAGACTTATTCCCCATCTTGTCTTGACGAATAGCCTCTAACTTGTTCTCCATCGACTTAGCAATGTTATCGTCAGGGTTAAGTCTCATTGAGTTTAGAGCAATAGTCATACGAGCCATTCTCTCAGGGTCATCAAACAATCCTGTGAAGCCTGAGCCTTGGCTTGGGTTTGCATTAGGTGCAATAGGTGCAATAGGCTGTGGTGTTATATTCACATGAGGTTGACCACCAACTTGCATCATCGGGTCGGTCATTGTTTTAGGTGTTTGAGCGTTAAAGCCTAACTTATCCCAAATAGTGCCTTCTTCGTCATCTTTGTTCATCAGATAATTACCTGCTAAACTTCCTAATAGTCCACTAATCAAAGGGGTCATATTTTTCTCCTAATTATCTTAGTTCACCGTACTTAACAGCGTAATATCCGTTGTCCATCTTAACTACCGCGTTAGGGAACAAATCTTTTACCTCTTGAGCGATAACACCAACAGTATGATTCATGTCAGCACCAAACTTCTCTGCGCCTTCTTTCCAATCCCACTTATAAATGTTTAGACCTGATTTAAGTTGACCCATCTTAGTGATGTTAGTCTTTAAGCGTTTATCTGATGTTTTCGCGTATGTAGATGCCGCCAAGGTCAAGTAGTCAAACAGACCAGGTGACTTAGTTTTAGTTTCTGTCTGTGGAACAGGTGCTGCTCCCAATGCTTGAGTTGCATAACCTAAACCCTGTACAGGGTGGTTTGTGTATTCACCATATCTTTGTTTAGCAATATCAATCAATGATTGTTGTAATGCTTGTTTCTGTGCGCCTTGTTGAGCAAGGTTCTGAGTGACTGTCTGACCCATGCCGAAGCCTAAGTTAGAGATGTTTGATAGTTGTCCTGATGATGTTAGTCTATGTTGTGCGCCTTGCAATCTATTCTGAATATCCGTTTGTGCTTGTTGTTGTGCGTTTTGGAATCCTTGTTGTCTTAAACCTGCTGATGATTGAGCAAGTTGTTCAACAATGTTTCTACCCATCTCACCTGTTGCAATACCGTGACGTGAACCACCGAATGCTTTAGCCGCACTTGCTTGAGCGTTTAATTCATTTGATAACATAGTGCCACCTCGTAAGATGTCTGCTTCGTTAGCCTTAATTACATCAGTCGTATAAGGATTCATGTAAGGAGATAATTTAGTTGTTGCTAACTGACCTGGCTGATAATTCATGCCCGATATTGTTCCTAGACCTGCACCTTTAATACCTTGTGCTGCCATTTGATTAATGTTCGGGTTGGTTGCTATACCACCTGCTTTTGGTCCACCTGCCATAATATTCTCCTAATTAATTACCAATCACTTGGTCCTGTCGAGTCGCTTGGGTTGTCATAACTACTATAATCGGACGCGGTAGCGCCTGTTGAGTCTGTGCCACCATCGCCACTGAAACTACTTGAGCCACCGTGGTCAGAAACAGCATCATAACCACTAGGGTCGCTAGTTCCTGTTGGTCCTGTCCAACCTGTACCAGGATGGTTTGGATTTTCAACGCCTACAGGGTCTTGACCACCGCCAACATCAACTGTTCCATATTGAGGATTTCCTGCTGCAGACCAATCAATAGACCCATCTTCTAGTATATAACTAGATAAATCAACATCTGCTCCTATTCCTAAACCGTAGTTTCCGTATGAACTTGTATTACCTTGGGCAACTTGTTTTTCGTATGAGGGTAGAGTGTTGCCTGTAACTGAATCTACCCTAGGACCAAAAAGCGCGTCATATTGGTCAACTGCTCCTGGTTGGTTTGTTTTTAAGTCTGCTAGTGCTTGATTGTATAGTGGGTTTGCACTATATCCTTGAATGCCACCTGTGTAATCTGTAATAGGACTTGGAACACCTGACATTGCAGTTAGGCTTCCTGTTGGAATTAAACCAAATGCTTCTGCTGCTCCTATATTCTGTTGCATTGCTGATTGTTGGTCAGGATTGAATGCTGCTACATCAGGACCGTACCAAGGCATATAAGGGATTCGTTGTACATCCTCTGCTCTTGCTATGTTTCTAATTGCAGGTGCTTCAAGCCACTTAGGTATCTCTGTTGCTTGGGTATTACTACCGCCTTTTCCACCACCACTCATATCAAAACTCCTTTACCATTACGACCTGTTGCTCTTTCCAACCGTCTTTATATAATATTTTCTTCCAACCTTTTCTTCCTGATAAGGTCATCCCATCACACCCTTGAGCCTTAGCCCATTTTACCGCATCAGAGTGCATATCTGTTATCTGTTCAAGTTTTCCTCCTGCCAAGAAGACATGGAGGACTTTTTTATTAGGATACACTACTATTTCCGTAATAGCACATCCTTTTACCCCTGACCATAACTGCATATTACCACTCATCACACCGTCAACGACATCAATAAAACTATGTGTGTCACCGCCTTTGTCTAATGCAGACTGAATCCACTCTCTACAACGTATTAAATCTTCTTTAATATTCATGGGTCTAGTTTAACTTTAACCCAAGCACCGTTCTTAGATACTACTAATGTTCCTAGCGCTCTATCCCACATAAGGATGCCATCTTCTGATGCAGACTCACCTGACGTTATATATCTCAACTTATCTTTGTTAGTAGATAAATAAGAGACAAGACGTTCACCCCAAGTCTTCCATTCTGTTCCTGAAGGTGCAGGGGGATTAATCATCTTTTACCGCCTGGTCTTGCTTCAATTCTCATTACACCTGAACGCCAATTAGTATTACCTACGCCCTCCACTTTTAGTCTTACTTGCCTACCTGTAAATCTAACATCTGTAGGGTTCGATAATGTGTACGGACCGTGTGTTGTTTCTGTTGCATTAGGATAGAATCTAGTCTTAAACGATACTTTAACTTGACCCTGAGTTTCTTCATCAGGTATTAAGTTAGATACTTTCATTACTGTATCGCCATTACCTAAACTTATAGGTCCTGACTCAGCATAAGGTTTAACAGAACCATGTGTATATCCTGTCTCTTGGTTGTATAGGTTGCCACTAGCATCACACCAAATAGGGTTAGAGAACACACCTCTATCTACACACGCTGTACGGTCTAATGAGCCTACCGTCCAATGACCTTCTTTATAATCTAAAACCACATACTTATCGTTTTCTGTTGTAGATTCCGATGGATAGAACCACCATACTTCACCATGTTGTGAGTTATGTACTGCTACTGTTTTAGTAATCTGATTTGTGTTAATGTCATTAAACACATAGTCTAATACATCGCATTTAATCTCTGTTGCTATCGAACCATCGAATGTATAGAATGCTTTGTTACCCATCCAAAAAGCACCTTCATCTACTGCTACTAATGCTTTTCTTGATGCAATACCACACGCTCTCTCAAATCCGTAAACAAAAGGTGGTCCTGAGTATGTTGCTATATGAGCATCTTGGTCAGTAATAATAAGAGTTCTACCTCTCATACGAATACCACACATTATCTGACCTTGTGTTTGTAGTTCAAAGTCACCTGCCTCGTTTGTGGCTGCGGGTGTCCATGCTGTGTTGTCTTCTCTATCACACCACTGAACCTTTCTTGGATTGCCACTTGCACCTAATGCAAATACAAATCTTTCTTCAGTTACTAACATTGAGACGTTACTTGTTGGTGCGTTAGTTAATGCTGTAGGCAAGACTGCTGTGTTTAATTGCCACTCGTATATCTTGCCATCTTTAGACGAACAAGCAAGTAAGTATTCACCCCATGTATCTAATGACCATGTAGTTGCTTCTACATACACACCTGTACCTGTTGGCGCTCTGCCATAATTACCTGCGCTATAGTAACCACCACCATAACCTAAGTTGGTCGTAGCACTCACTGTTCCTGATGAATTATCAACCCAAGATAACATTGCTCTAGGTGCTGAGGCAAATGCTGATGCCTTTCTAGTAGTCCAACCGCCCACAGGACGTAATGAACCATCGTGGAATCTAACTAAACTAGCATCACGCCATCTGTTAGATGACTCAAAATCTGTACCGTTTCTATGAATGCCTGGTGGTAACTGTAATGGTATTAAACTCATGCTGCTATCTCCGTCCATGTAGTTGCTGTTGGTGCTATATCTTCCCACTTCTCTCTTGCGATAGTTAGTGTTCCTGATGTTACTGAAACTAGGGCATAAGCATTACGTTCTCTTAT